AGGAAGTTCTCCAAAGTTAATGATTAATGGAATTGTAGTTTTATAGTGTTCTAATGCTTCAATTGCCATTTCACGGTCTTTTTGAGAAATGAGAGACATAATCCTCCGAATGCTCTTTTGATTATATTAAAAAGGGGAGTCGTTGTCAACCCCCCCCTCCTAATATCAGTTTCCGATACGCTTCACGGCAATTCTTGATTTGTTGAGAATGCTTCCAGCAAGAGGAACATAACCCAAGTCATCAGCAATCATTTGTGCCTTTGCACTCAGGGCATAGTTGAGTGCCTTCTGAATATCATCTGCCTTTGCACCATTACCACTCTTATAGGCAAGAATCCAAGTCAGAGTAGAGATTGGATAAGCACCAGCAGCAGAAGGATTTGGATTTTCTCCAGCAAGGTTACTATCAAGAGCAATACTGTTCAGAGCAATAGCACCAGATTTAGCAGTAGGAAGAACAAACTGCCCTGCCTTGTTTTGGACTGCTGCTGCCTGAAGTTTGTTTGCTCTTACAAATCCGGTATTTACATAACCGATAGAACCAGCGGTTTGACGAATGGAACCCGCAACACCTTCGTTTCCTTTACCACCAATACCAACAGGCCACTTGACCGACTTACCTTCACCAACTTTGCTCTTCCATTCAGAAGAAAACGCAGAAAGTGAATTAGTAAATGCAAAGGTAGTTCCAGAACCATCAGATCGGTGAACAACACGGACTGGACCAGAAGCACAACCAAGTTGCTTCCAATCCTTGATAGTTCCCAGGAAAACATCCACAACCTGCTTCTGAGTCAGTTTCAGAGTACATCCAGGTTTGTTATAGGCAACGGCAATCGTTCCTCCTACCATAGGAATCTGAACGACACCACGCTTTACTTTACTTGCCTCTTTTGACGAAATAGGTTCATCAGTTGCACCGAAATCGACAGTTCCTGCGACATACTGACGGACGCCAGCACCGGAACCGACTGACTGATAATTCACACGATTACCAGTTGAAGCAGCATAGTCCTGAAACCATCGTTGGTAAATGGGCGCTGGGAAGGTGGCACCAGCACCGTTCAAAGGAGGTCCAGCAAGAGCGGCAACAGGAGCAGCAACCAGACCGACAGCAATAAGATTTTTGAGTTTCATAAAAAGTGAATAACTACAAGATAATTCTATTTGAAGAAAATATAAAGTCAACTAAGATTAGGTTAAGGTTTTTATTTGCACAAAAAAGAAGGGGTTTCCCCCTCCAATTTTATTATGAAGTTAACCTATCAGAAGGTGAACTTGGTCTGGATAATACCACCGAAGTTGGAAGAAGCACCAGTGAATGCCTGATTGTTAGAAACATAGAACACTGCAGGAGTGATTGAAATGTTGTCACTCACACGGTACTTGTAGAATGCTTCCCACATAAGGGCATCCTTAGAAAGACCAGCAGCATTGCCAGGTTGACCGATAGCAAAACCAGCACCGTTACCCTTGGCAAATACATCACTCCACTGAAGACCAGCATACCAAGATTGTGAATCAGTAGCACCATTAGGAGTTGCTTTTCCAAGCGCATTACGACTTACATCATTCCAACCATAACCAGCGGAGATAGAGGGAACAATACCAGAGGTCTTGGGTTGCCAGTAAGCACTGATGGCATAACCATTAGAAGTCTGACCAGGAGCAAGAGCACCGGATCCACCAGCAACGGCATTAAAAGTACGAACACGAGTTCCTTCAGTACCATAACGATAACCAAAGGCAGCACCCCACTGAGGAGCACGATAACCGATCTGTGCCAGAGTATTCAGACCACCAGATTCGTTAAACTCACCCCTGTTGGATTCAGAACCATTCTGAGCAACATAGTTTACACCAGCAACAAGTCCACCTTTCTTGCCAGGTTGAACATACTGAAGACCAAAACCAGATCCAGTTGCCTTGTTATAGACACCAGGAGCACCGGCAAGTTGGAAGAAGTCAAGAACGTCCGACTTATATGCCGAAGGAATCCATGACATCTCAGTGTTACGAACCAAAGCACCAGCAGTAGCAGTCATACCCTTAGTGAGAACAGGGAACTGGTAATACAGACGATCCAACCACACATTGCTGGAAGTTCCAGTACCTTGAGAAGTTTCTGCCTTATCCAGTTTGAAGAGGGAGTTGGAAGAACCAAAAGGTTGAGAAGAGAAATTACCAGAACGCAGACGAGTACGAAGCAGATCTTTGCCAGTGAACGATGTATCAAAGTTCAGACGAAGATCATAGTTGAATGCCGTGTTTCCAACATTCGTGCTGGGAGTATTACGAGTAGCACCAGGAGTCTGAGCACCACTAACACCGCCAAGAACAAAGTTTGCTTCACCACGAAGTTTGGTAGTGGTGGAGAACTGAGTTGCTTCCAGGCGACCAACTTGTGTTTCCAGTTTGGTTACACGACCACGAATAACTGCAAGTTCAGCACCAAATTCTTTCATAAGGCGTTGAAGTTCATCGGTAACTTCCGTCACACGATCCAGGCAGGCATTCAGAAGTGCTGCTGCCTCATAACGGGTCATTGATTGACCACCAGCATAAGTGCCGTTAGGGTAACCGGCAACACAACCGTAACGCTCTACAAGGGAGGAGAGTGCTCCGTATGCCCAATCAGTAGACTTTACATCGGAGAATTGTGAAACACTTGTAACCTGTTCCGAAGTGGAATATTGGTTGACTGCTGCAATGTTAAGATCTGCCGCATTCGCAGCAACAGGAGCAACCATTCCCAGAGCAACAGGCGCAAGCATCAGTTGTTTGAGTTTCATAAATTTGTTAAGTTTTACAACTACAGTGTTTATTTAGACGCTCCAGGAATTATGGAGCAAGCGAATGACGGGGATCGAACCCGTGACACCAACTTGGAAGGATGGGATGTTACCGCTACACCACATTCGCAAATTGTGAGAGTGGAAGGTTTTGCATCCTTCTACTGAATCCTTTATCAGGGTGCCTTACTTTTGGCTTCACTCTCACGCACTTCACTTCACACGGACGAAAGAAGTATAAGACATAACGAGTATTATGTCAAGCCCCCGACCGGATTTGAACCAGCGACCAACGGTTTACAAAACCGTTGCTCTACCACTGAGCTACAAGGGCAAAACAGGGGAGGCCATCCCCCTGACCTAAAATTATTCTAGGTTTTAGTGAGGAAGACCCGAACATTTCCAGACCTTCCGACTCCACAACCTGGATTCGAACCAGGGACAAACGGTTTAACAGACCGCGACTCTACCGCTGAGCTATTGTGGATTATATGGTAGGAGGGATTTCTATGTGCGGACAGAATCACCTTTCACATCATCCAGTCTAAACCAGCGAGAGGTGTTGCACTTCCTACATTTGATGGCGTAAGTGTGATATACCTCATAAGGATATAACAGGGACTTACGCTCTATCAGTTTATATATTACACCAGTTTTGGAATAGTGTCAAGTCCAGAGATTATGATCATATTCCCAATGGCAGTTAGGGCACAGGGGCATTATATTTTCTTTCGAGTTTATGACACTAACCATAATATCTTCACTAAAAGAAGATATTGGTTTGATATGAGCAATTTCTATATGTTTATTATATCCACATTTAATGCATTCGGTAAAACCAAGTTTTTTAGCAAAAGCTCTTGCTCGTGTTCTAACCAATGCAAAAGCGGAAGACTTATGATGTTTTTCATATATTGCTTCTTTAAGTGTCATATCTTTTACTTCTCTATCCTTTAACCACAACAAATAGTGTTCTTTACAACGAGAGCGATTTGCTGTTATGGGAGTTCCACAATCAATACACTTATGTTCTGGTTTTCTTTTTGGTGCTATTTTATTATTATATGAAGCAGCACAACTTCTCCCACAAAACTTTGGATTTTTTGTTTCTTCTTTACAGAATAAACATTTATTCATAATGGAACCTTTTAGTTATTATTATTTATAATACCTAAGGTTCAAAAACATCTCAGGCTGGACTCGAACCAGCGACCGACTGCTTAGCTTACCACTACGAATTTCTTCGCCATCTCTGTTTGTGGTCTGGACTTTCTCTTTACCATATCCCAAAAGGACTTAGGCACTTCCCGTAAAGTCTCTACACCTTCATCTTACGATGCTTGGCTCGGGATTGCCATTTTAAAGGGTTCCCCGAATTTGAGAAGTTACATTCATAAAGTTTCCTTTATGACGCTCCATTTATGTTTAAGGCAGTTGCTCTATCCAACTGAGCTACTGAGACATAAGGAACCTCCCTGTTTGTGCATCGTTGAGAGGCATGGGAGGTGTGGGATTTATAAGAAGTTTGGACCTCCTCCACCCGTGAAACTAGTATAGGATATCAGAACCCTCTTGTCAACCCTTTGCTTCCTTACGGGTGTTCTTTTCTTCAGTGATTTCGGTTCTACGAGTCTTAACGAGTTTGGCGATCTCCTGAAGTGCTTTACGAGCGCGAGTACCAGCGGCATTATTACCAGCAGCAAACTTTTCGTCTTCTACTTTCCAGGCTTCAACAGCATTCAGTAGTTCTTGTGATGTAGACATAATAATCTCCATAAAAATAAGATATGTTTATATATAACACTTTTAGTTGCAGTCTTTTACCCAAGGAGCACAGATTCTCATTTCTCCCCCAAGTGCCTTACATTCTTCGGTATAACACACAGATTCATCTACAGGTTTCTCTGAAAAGATTGGAGCAGGAATCTCTACTGATTTTTCTCCAGTTTGTCTCCAATACTCATCAATTGCTCTATCTACATCTCTCTTAATTCTTCTTTCAAGTTTTTTATCATCTTTAATAATAAAGTCATTAAGAATAGTTTGTGGGAAATATTTTCGTTGCATCTCATCCAATAAGTCCCATAAAGTATTTGTGGATATTCCAGAACATTGAGAGAGTATTGCAATAATGGAGGACAATACGACTCCTATAATTGCATATTGTTTAATATCAGGTTTCTTCTTACCAAAATTGAAATTAAACATAAAAAAAGGAGGAGTATAGAACTCCTCAGTATTTATTGTGGACTTATGAATTTTAGACTTCAGTAAGAACTAACTTATTTGAGTAGTTATAAGCATATTCAGTTCTTGCTCCTTTATGTCCCCAACCCAACCAAGTATATGCTAAACGCATATAATATTCAATAGGTTTTCCTGGAACTTTCAATCTATCTTCAATACCTCGCCATTGTGGTTCAGTAATAATATAACGAAGTTGAGTATCAAGTGTGGAAGGGTCTCCACCAATACGAGCAGCAAACTTACCAAGACCATTATATCTTGGAGCATCGGTAAATTGAATCAATCCATAACCACCACTCCTACAAGCACTATAAGACACTCTAGCACCACCCTCACATACATTAGGTGTGAAGGTAGATTCTTGTCGGATATTGCCCATAATGGTTGCTAGGGCGTTTTTGTCAGTAATTCCTCGTTTCTGTAAGAATTCCAGAGTACGGGACTCATTAGTATTACATCCTTTACAAACTAATCGTTTTACTTTAGGTTTTTCGGGAACAACCTCTTTGGTCTCTGTCTCTTGAGTAGGACCTTCAGGAACAATTGCGAAAGGCGGTTGTAGTGCTGAAGATGTTGCCATACTCGGTGCTGGCAGTGTTGCCGCTGATGTTGCAACCGCACCTAAAAGAGCTACGGTTACATTTGTTAGGTTTTTAAGCATTAATTTTAATTGAATTCGGCATCCGTTTAGAAAGGGGGTACACCCAACCTCTCGGAGGGCACTTTCCACGGCTCTAATTGTCACGATCAAAGACTCATAATAATTACCCTGCTCATAACAGGGATTTCTTCATAATAAGTTAATATTTAGTGTTTGTCAAGTAGTCCAGTTTCTTAAGTGTCTCCGAGGTATTCCAGTGAAAAAACATCGTGTTCTGGGATATCAGGATTCATCCATTCTCTAAACTCTGCCTGAATTGCATAAGCATCATCAATATTCTTTTCACTCAAATAATGAATACGATCAATTGCCCAATCATGTGATGTTCTCAGAGTCTGTTCCAAAAGAGTCATATTAGGAGTGCTGTTGTTCACCATCCTATCATCTCCAAGGAGTTTCTGCAACACTCTAAATATTTTATATAAAATCTTAATCATGACTTGGAAGTATAATAGTGTGGACTTTACGGATGTACCAAAAGGAATGGAAGGATTTGTTTATCTCATTACAAATTTAACCAATCATAAAAAATACATTGGTAAAAAACATTTCTGGACTCGTCAAAAAGATCGTAAGACCGGCCGTAGAAAAACCAAAGAAAGTGACTGGATTGATTATTGGGGTTCGTGTGATGAACTTAAAGAGGATGTAAAAGAACTAGGTAAAGATAAGTTCTCTAGAGAAATCTTATACCTATGTCCTCATAAGAAATCTATGAGTTTTTATGAAACAATGGAACAGTTCAAGCGTGATGTAATCTTAAGAGAAGACTATTACAACACAAATGTAGAAGGTAAATTCTTTTCTAGTGAAGTGGATAGGATTTATGAACTGGTACTTAAGAGTTCTCAGGTGTCTTAAAGCTTAGATAAAACTTATCCTTCAACGGGGACAAACCTAGTCTAGCAATAAAAAAGCACCTTGTCAAGAGGTGCTTTGAGTTATGTTATAATACTTAAACTTTATGGTCTCCGCTTATTCAGTCTTTCTTGTTGTGCTTTTTTTGAATTATCTATTGGACTAATAGCAGATTTGATTGGTTTAGCAACTACATCCAGACCTTTGGTAAGGTTACGGACTGCTTTTCTTCCTTCCTCTGGAGTTTGATTAACAGGTTTCATAACAGCATTGATAAGTCCAGCGGCACCAGTTACTGCACCTTCTACAATATCACCAATCATTTCAGCATCCATTACCATCATCACATAATGTGCCTCTTCTACGGTGTCTACATGCCCCTCAGAGAGGAGATACTCCAGTACAAGGTCATAGGCATCATATTCGTAGGAAGAGTTTACTGCCTGTTCTTGTGCCCTCTTCTTATCTCTTTCTTGTTGTGCCTTTAGAGCAGCATCCACTGCCTTGGTGTCAATCTTAGCATCTGGAGAACCTTGTGTTGGAGTTTGATCCTGTTTCTCATTAGGACCTGGTTTAGTTCTAGTTGCAGAAATTTCATCATAACCAGACTGACCCGGTTTAACTTTAGCAGCAAGTTTTGGATGTAACCTTGCCCACTTTTGCATATCAGTTTCACCGGTTGGTGCCTTTGATTTTGATGGACTAGGTTTTGGAGATCCTGAAGAAGGTGTAGAAGGTCTACCACCGCCACCACCTGAAGGAGTAGATCCTCCACCACCTGAAGGGGATGAAGATTTGGGTCCTACGATCTTTGGACCTACAATCTTAGGGCCTACAATCTTGGGACCTACTTTGCCATCTCCACCTGCACCCCCAAGTTTTGCTCCCGCGTATCCAGTCAAAACGCCAGTTCCTGCTAATAGAGCACCTTTTGCAATTCCTGGAAGTGCTGCTTTTGCTCCTTTAGCGATATCTTTTACTTTTGTAACTGCTTTAGTAACTGCTTTTCTTCCCCCAGGACCAATTGCTCTTTTAGTGGCAGTCTTAATTAATCGTGCTGCTGGCTTAGCAGTAGCCATGACACCTCTACCAAGAAGTTTTAAAGCACTGCCAATTGCTTCATTTAAAATATCAATTTGCTCTACAATATAATCTTCAGAAACCGTACTTTCTGTAAGAATATTTTCATCAAAACTCAGGTACTTCTCAATGATAGATTCTTCGGAAGAATCTGCAAGAAATCCAATAATACCTTCTGCACTATAACCCTCATAAACCATTGAAGTTGAAATAGTAGCAACAATATCTTCTACTAGTTCCGATGCTTCCTCATCATAGTACTCAGATTCTTCATTTAAAAAATCGTTCTGTTGGATATTGATTTCTTCATACAAATATCCAACGCTATTGATGAAATCTTGCGAAATTCTAGACATGGTTATAACTTAAATACCTGACATACAGATATTTATAAAAATCAACCTGCTGGTTTTGCTTTTACTCCAAGTGCTTTATTACGAGCAGCATCTGATTGTCTTGCGGTAGCAAGTTTCTTGGCGGCATTGGCGGCATCTGATTTCTTATATGCACCTGCAAACATAGTTCTTCCAATTCTTTCTAATGGATTAGAAGAAGTTTTAGCAAGTGATTGAGCACTTGGGCCTGCCTTATAAACTGCTTTACCACCTTTAAATGCAAGATTACCCGCAACAGATTGCCCACCTCTTTGAACTACACCAGTCTTGGCAAGTTGAACTGTTTTTCTTTGCGATCCAGAACCTGTTGACATAAATGCAGGACCACCTGGTTTGGTTTGACTGAATGTAGTTTTACCCCCAATACCTTTAACTGCAGTTCCTGCTTGTCTCTGGCGATTTGCTTGTGCCATTGCGGCCTTTTCCTTTTTGGTGGCACCAGCAACAGTTTCAAATCCCTTTTTTCCCAATTCAGATCCGGCAACATATCCACCAATACCGCCAATTACTGCACCAGCGGCAGCACCCTTTGGACCTAAAACAGAACCTAATTTAGCACCAGTCAATGCGCCTGCTTTTGCTCCAGTCAATCCACCACCAACCGCAGAAGATGCTCCACCTAAAGCACCCGCTCTAGTTCTACCTCTATCTCTCTGCGATTTATACTCAATTCCACCTTCAAGACCAGCCCCGGCAACACCCAATGCTTTACCACCAACACCCCGCAAACCTTTTACGCCTGAGGGTTTCACACCTGCTGGTGGTTTTCCTACTGATGATTTAGCAGCAGGAAGTGCCTTTGGTTTTTTAGTAATATCTTTTACATTTACTGCTTGAATTGGTGGATTTGTTGCGGGTTTGGTGGAAGATGTTGTTGCTAATTTACCTGCTTTAGTTGCAGGAGTGCTTGAAGATGTTTTTACAAGTGCTCCACCTTTATTTGGTTTAGCATTAAAATCAATATCCATTTGACCAGAAGATGCTTTTGGTGCTTCTGGAGCACCCGCAGAAAGACGCTTTGTTGCTTTTACTGGTTCGGATGATGTAAATGGAACTCTCCCTTTACCTGCTTTTGTAAAATCTTGTGCTCCACCTGATTTTGTAAGTAAAGATGGTTGACGAACTTCTCCTGCGCTTCTAACACTGGTTCCAGAAACTTTAGTTGTTTTTGGTTCAGGAATTTCTAATTGTCCAGAGGGTGTTTTTGGTGCATCTGGAGCAGCAGCAGGAAGTCTTCTAGACGCTGGAGTAGGGGTAGGGTCAGTTGCAGTAAAAGGAACTTTTTTTGGATTTCTAAAATCTTGGGGTTTTCCACTACGAGTCATCAAAGAACCTTGTCTCGCTTCTTCTTCACTCAAATATGACTCTTGCAAAAACTGACTAAAGGACTTCATGTTTCTTTCTTACTTTTTAGTTATTTATAAAAAAAAGAGGGTCAATGAAGACCCTCTTGTGTGCCAGTTTTGGAAGTGGACTTATCCAACAATACTCTGCTTCCACTCTTCACTCATATTTGCCATAATTACAAGTGCTGCCTCATTTGTATCGGCATAACCTTCGGCAACTAGATATTCCAGAACAGTATCAAAAGTATCATACTCCATTTCCATATTCAATCTTGCCTGTCTTGGAGTTGGTTTTGCGGCAGCAGTTGATGGTGCTGGTTTTGGTGTTGGTGTTGCACCTACACTTGATCTAGCAGCCATAGCGCGAGCATCTGATGTTGAACTTCCAGTATTAATAGGAGCACCTTGTCTTACTTGCGATCTACCAATCATATCGGTAATACTAGTATCTTTTGCTCTAGGAGCAGAAGGTGCTGGTGTCGGTGTGGTAGTTGCGGTTGGTGTAGGTCTTGTTGTTCCTCCTGCGGGGGCAGTAGCAGGTCTTCTTGAAAGAGTAGTAGATCTAGGAGCGGGAGCAACAGGTCTAGAGGCTGGAGCTGCAGGTCTTGAAGGTGAAGGTCCAATAGGAGTATTTCCACCAGTTGTGGGACCACCAGCAGTTCCTTGGCGCGATGTACCTACTTGTGATGCTCTTGCTGCCGCCGTTTGCTGCAATTCTGCCCCCCTATAATTCGTTGGAAGACTACCAATTGGAGGTCTGGATACTGCAGTTCCTCTACCAGTTTGTCTAGGAGTTCCAGCATTCATTGGACGGGCAAATCTGGATTGATATGGGGCATTGGAAATTGGAGCAGTCATTTGTCCGGTAGTTCTTGCTTGACCCATTTCACTCAAATAAGACTCATACATCTCTTCCCAGGTATAATCACTCAGGTCATAACCCTCTTCTACAAGTGAATTGACCCAGTTCTCAACTTCTTCCCAAACCTGCTCTTCGGTGAGTTCTTGAGGGGCATATACATTATTATATGCCTCCATCAAACTATATGCATCAGCACCTGTAAGTCTTGACATCTTTTCTTATAAGTTCTTTATAGTTTTATTTATAAAAAAAGAGAGCCTCAAGGACCCTCATTAGTTTTATTATTCAACCAAATATAAGAATAGTCGTGGTCTCCGAAAAGGAAATCATCATATTCGGCAGCATCTTTATAACATTTTATAAGTTCTTCTTCACACCACTCATCGTAATTTCCATCACTATTGAGTATTTTTGGCGTCACAACTTGAAACCTGAGAAAGTATTAGCACCAACATCCTGTTTAATACCACCAATCACATACGACTCTTTCTCCGTTTCCATCGGTGCCTCCTGAAGTTCTCTTGAATTCAACCAGTGTGAGGTCCAAGGAAGGGGATTATTCTTGGCAGGAATATCATAAAGTGGGCGAAGACCAATTGCCTTCATTCTGCGGTTAGCAACCCATTCAACATACTGACAAAGAAGTTTATCATTTAGTCCAATCATAGAACCATCCTTGAACAGATACTCTGCCCAGAGTTTTTCTTGATTGACCGCATTCTCAAAGGTCTTATAAACCCAGGGTTCTTCTTCCTGTGAGATTTTCTTCATATCGGGGTCATCACCTTCTTTCCACTTATTCAGAATGTTCTGGGTGATAACTAGGTGCTGACTCTCATCGCGGGCAATCAGACCGATGATTTTTGCACTTCCTTCCATAAGTTTGAGTTCGCCAAATGCAAAACTGCAAGCAAAACTGACATAAAAGCGAATACCTTCAAGAATATTAACATTTGCAACTGCTCTGAACAGTTTTCTTTTGAGTTCATATCTTTCTGCCTGTGCGTAAGGAACTGATTCTTGGGCGTGTTTCCAAAGTTCAGAAGTTCCATAATGTTGAGCACTATTGATAAAATCATTATATGCTTCTGTAACGCTCACGGCGCGTTCTAGGATTCTTTCATCACGAAGAATTGTATCAAAAACATCCGAAGGGTCTGAATAAACATTCTTGATAATATAGGTATATGAGCGACTATGAATCATCTCCATAAACTCCCAGACCTTCATACACGCTTCCAGTTCGGGAAGAGAACAGTATGGAGCAAATGCCATACCAGGACCTCTTCCCTGAACAGAATCAAGCATAATCTGATATTTCAGATTGCTGGTAAAAATATGCTTTTGTTCTGGGCGCAATGTTTGATAATCACCACGGTCTTTTTGTAATGAGATTTCTTCGGGTCTCCAGAAGTATCCAAGTTGCTGTTGAGTTAATTTGTCGAAAATTGGATACTTGTAAGAATCATAACGCTGAATACCCAGAGGAGCACCAAAAAACATTGGTTGTTTTTTGGTATCAACTTCCTGAGAGTTGAAAACCGTCATTGATTCGGACACATTTTTCTCCTCTAGTTTTGTCTTAAAGTTAAAATCCATAATTTTTTTTCTTCTCTAAATTAACTCACACTTTTATATTTAATCAGGTCAGATTTTGCAACTTTCACAATCATCTTCATCAGAACTCATAATGTCATCAAGAAGTGATTGAAGGTCTTCTTTTGGTTCTTCAACTACCTCATCGGTCTTAATATCATAAGTATTCTGGTAATACGCTGTCTTATGCCCCATCTTAAAACAAGTAAGCATATCTTGCGCCATCACCGACACAGGAACTTCATTATTGGCATAATTCTCTGGATTATATGACCAGTTTCCAGAAATCGCCTGATCGAAGAACTTTTGCATAACAGCAACAATATTGATATAACCAGCATTGCTAGGCATATCCCAAAGAAGCGTATAATTGTTCTTAAGAGTTTGATACTGGGGGACAATCTGCTTAAGAGGTCCTTTCTTCGATTTCTTAACGGACAAGTATCCTCTAGGTGGTTCGATTCCGTTCGTTGCATTTGACACAACGGAACTGCTCTCCGATGGCATCTGTGCGGACAGTGTTGAGTTCCGTACTCCGTATTGCTTAACTTGTTCCCTAAGACCTTCCCAATCATACTTCAAATTATTCGGAACAATTTCATCAACATCTCTCTTGTATGTATCAATCGGCAGAATACCCTGACCATACTTTGTACGATGAGCATATTCGCAGGCACCTTTTTCTTTTGCAAGATTTACGGTTGCCTGAATAAGATAATACTGGAATGCCTCACTCAAGTCGTGTACCAGTTTCCAAGATGTAGGATCCTCATATTTGACGCCGTGCTTAGCGAGAAAGTGCGCCAAACCAATATAACCTATCCCAAGTGAACGACGCCTCTTGGTGAAGTTCTCTGCCGCCTTTACAGGGTAGTTTTGATAGTCAATAATCTCATCCAAAGCACGAACAGAAAGATCGCAAAGTTCTTTCATATCATCAAAATGCTTTAGTTTTCCAACATTGATCGCAGATAGAATACAAGTTGCGACTTCTCCATTCTCATCGTCAATATGTTGAATTGGAGTCGTAGGTTCGGTGATCTCCATACAAAGGTTACTCATATTAACCTTATCCAAATAAGAACTATGAGAATTGCAGTGGTCAATATTCATAATGTAAATACGACCAGTTTCTGCTCTTTCCTTCAGAAGGTCCAGAAAGAGTTCTTGTGCTCCAATCGTTTTTCTTGGAATAGACTCATTTCGTTCTGCACCCACATATAACCCGTCAAATGAATCAGTGCCAAAAGCATCATACAACCCAGGAACTGAGTGCGGAGAGAAGAGTGAAATCTCTTCATTCTTGATGAATCTTTCATAAAACAGTTTGGAGATTTGGATTCCATAATCTAATTTGCGAACACGATTATCTTCGGTTCCTTTATTATTTTTAAGAACTAGAATATCTTCTATTTCTTGGTGCCAGATAGGAAAGAAAACTGTAGCAGAACCACCTCTGATGCCGTTCTGAGTGCAGCATCGGACAGTTGCCTCAAACTTCTTAAGGAAGGGGACAACGCCTGTGTGTTGTACCTCTCCATCTCTGATTTTAGAGTTGATACCACGGATTCTACCAGCGTTGATGCCGATACCAGCCCTTTGTGCGACATATTTACCAATAGCCATATCGCTGCTAAAGATACTATCGAGGGTGTCATCAACATCAACGAGAACACAAGATGCAAATTGGCGAAGTGGAGTTCTGACTCCTGCCATAATCGGCGTTGGGATGTTGATTTTGTGCTTGCTGATTGCGTCATAATACTTCTTAACGTAATCTAAGCGTGTTTCCTTTGGGTATTTAGAGAAAATAGTGGCGGCAATCAGAAGATACATAAATTGAGGAGTCTCATATAGAGAACCAGAACTCCTATCCTGAACAAGATACTTATCAACTACCTGACGAAGACCTGCATAGGTAAAGAGATAATCTCTCTCGTGAACGATAAAGGATTCAAGTTTATCAAACTCTTCATCATTATAAAGACTTAGAATCTCTGCGTCATAGACCCCCCTACCAACACAACGCTCTACTTGTTGCTTAACAGTTGGACACTCGTGCATACGACCAAACAACTGCTTGCGGAGAGCGAACAGAAGGAGTCTAGCAGCAACAAACTGATAGTTAGGGTGGTCGAGGTCAATTAGATCGCTTGCAGAACGAATTAGAATCTCCTGAACCTCTGCCGTAGTAATACCATCATAAAACTGAATACCAGACTGCATCTCGACTTGACTTGCAGAGACACCTGCAAGATCCTTACACGCCTCCTCAACCATCAAGTGTAGTTTGTTTAGGTCAAGACCTTCAATCGACCCATTTCTCTTAATAACCTTTGTTCCGTTGCTCATACTTTCTTCCATTCGTTAAACTTTACTTTTGCTTCTAAACCTGAGTGAGTATTTGATTTTAACACATCCATAACATTAAGTCCAGCAATCACACAATCATTAATGTCCTTGTGCTGGATATTCGTTGGCCAGATAACTACTTTATCACCTCTGTCGATGGTTTTTGATATTCGGTTGACGATTTCTCGATTGCGTGGTTCATTATCAAAAACCCAAATATAATCGCTCCAACCAAACGACCTAATATCAACATCGGACCCACACATAGCAACAGAGTTTTGTATGAAAGTGGAGTCAAACGGTCCTTCAACGATGTAAATTGGTTTTGTGAAATCGATTTGATCGAGTCCATAAAGTTTGGGTGATTCATCAGAAAGCATCACGGTGATGTATTTATTGGGAGAGGATCCGAGTGCTCTTCCCTGAAATCCAATGAGATTATTTTGTGTATCATACATTGGTATAATAATGCGACTCTCATCTCTCACTATCTTATTGAAGGTGGGTTTTTGAGTATTCACCCATTCCTTAAACTTGTTAGCAAAATAGAACTTTTCTGGATTGAGTTTTCTTTTTTCCAGATATTCCTTGGCAAGTTGATTTGATGATGCTTTGGGAAGATCCAGTTTCTTAAAAAAGGTTGGTTTTGAGAACTCAAACTTTGGTTCTTCAACAACAAAGTTCTTACCAGTATATCCTTCCTTAAATTTCTCAAGTGTATATTGCCGGTGAAGAGTTGGATCTATTTTTTTGAGAAAGTTATTGAACGACATACTTGCGCCACAGTTATGGCACTTAAAGTTCGTATTCGTCTTTACGGCATACAAATACCCCCGCGTCTTACTTTTATTCTTTTGAGAATCTCCGCAAAGAGGGCAGCGAAAATTGTAGAGATCCGCTTTAACTCTCTTAAATTTCTGGAGGCGTGACGAAACTAATCCAATATACTTGGAATCAATCAAATCCATTATAAAGAGTATTTACTTCGTGCTCTCTATTCTATCAGGCATTTGGGATGGCGTCAAGATATCAACGACGGTGGTGGACTGTGAAAATGCAAAGGAGACGATTACTAATGCTCCTACAACTATCCAACGAAACTTTACAACATCATCAACTTTTTTATCTACTGTTTCTATACGACCATCTATCTTTTTTTCCAATGATTCAAATCTTTCAATTACTCTAGTATGTTCCTCTGTATTTTTGACTTCTATTGTTTTAATTCTATCAATGATTAATTCATCATTCTTATTATTATTTTCTAATTTTTCTTCATGAACCGCCAACATTTTAGAAATGCTTTGACTTGTCTTACCCATTATCTGAATTGCTTCATCTATCTTTTTCATCATAACCTCATACGATGTAAGACGCTCTTCAAGAACAGCAATTTTTGTTTCGTTAGATGATTTGCTAAACATTTTTTTGTCGGTGGGTATTGGGTTCTACGAAACAAAAAAATCAAGTAGTAATATGTTATTATTTATTTTTCTGTTTCTTTTGCTTTTTTCTGTTTCTTCTTACAAGACCCTTAAAAAAGATATTCCAATTTTTTGTATTTTTAGTTCTTAGATCAACTGGAGGAGTTCCAGTTTCAATATTATATCCAAGAGATTTTTCTCCATTACCAACTACATTCGCAATAGACCCCTCACCTTCTTCTTTAAGGTTATGAATAATATCAATAATTTTGTTTATATCCATTAGATTTTCTGTAATTGAGACAGGCACTCAGAATCTTCAACAATTTCGTGTATCTGAGTTTTGGGATATTCCGGTAAACGATTTAAGAAAATTAAGAAACTTTTAATAGACGGCCACAGTTCCTTTTCCAAGTTATAAAATAATAAAGGAACTGCGGCATCATTAAAAACATTAAAGAGAATAATGAGATGATTTACGATAAGATGAGTCTTAAGTTCACCGGTATTTTTATATCTTTTTAATAATCTTTTCACATATCTTATTCGCTTTAAGTCAGACTCAAAATCCTCCATCGTTACTGATTGTGGATTTTCATAATACTTTATAGCGAATAAAATATAGTTATCTTCATTCAACTCATCAAATCTCATATGTTATTATGCGTAATCAAGAGTTGCTGCACTAGAAGTTGCTGTTGCTCCACCAGTTGAAGTAACCACGGCACGATACTGGTATCCATCAGGAATATTAGCACCAACAGTTGTTGAACCAATTCCGACTGTTGCGGTGGTTACATTGCTATAGATTCCAGTATTAGTGAGGTTAGTGAATCCGGCACCAACATAAGAAGCATACTGCCACTGGAATTCGAGAGGTGCTGTTGGGGTTGCACTTGCTACAACACTAAATGATTGTGCCGCAGTTGTAGAAACTCCACTCAGACTTACTGGTTGAGTAGTAATTGTAATGTAACGGTCTGGGAATACGGCATCATCAAGAGCATCACCTGTTGCACCATAAGTTGCGGGTACATTAGAACTGATACCAGACATAGCTACGAGAACTTCTGATTTGACTCTTAAGTATCCGTGTTGGTCAACATAAGTATGAATACCGACCCAACCGGCGTGTGCTACTTTATACTTAGAACCAGTTGCGGCATTGGCGGCGGCTTCATACTCATCCACACCATAAACTGCATTACTCAAACCAGTAGATGTAGTTGGTGTAAGATCGTAATTTGAGTCTTCTAAAGTATAAACTGGTTTTTGAGTTAGAGTATAACCAACTCCAGAAATTGCCGCTCCGCTCAGATATTGAGTTGTTGCAATTGAAATTACAGTTTCGGAAGTAATTGAAGAAATTACTGCCTGACCATATGTGCCACCTACGCCAATAACAATCGTAGTTCCTGTAGAGATTCCTGCCGCTCTAAAGGAAGTTCCTGTTCCTGTAATAGTTTCAGTTGCATAATCTACTGCAACTGTACCAGGAGAAAATAAATTGTCTGCCTTGCCCCAAAGAGCCATGTTTCTTACCCTTAATTCTTTTATACTGATATTTATAAAAAAAGGAGACTGGGTTAGTCTCCCTTGCTTTTTTTGCTTGTTACAACTTTTAAAAAGTTATAAACAAACCTATGAATGCTATTTGCCTTTACTGATGGTATTTCATCTAGTAGTTCTGAAGTTGCTAATAAAATCGCCAATAAGACTGTAATACCCCAGTTTAGAAGTATACATTCCCAGACCCACATTATTCGGGGCAGTTCTTAAGAAGTTTTGTTCTTACTAGATTTACTACCATATCATCTACATCATTATCAGTACTCTTTGAGTACTTTTCAAGAAGATGAACTACGAATCTCTTAACTTCGCAACTCTCCCAAAACATTCCAACAAGACTTTCGCCAAGTTTTACTAGTACATTGAAGTTCATTAGTCTTTCTCCTAATGGAAGTGGTTATAAGTATTTAGATCAATCAAACCTTGAACTCATATGTGATTGATCTCTTTTCTTCGCTTGCATTTTTGCGTATCTACCTTCACCTTGTTTGTTTTCTGGAGCAGCATAAATTCCACCTGGTTGATCGATATATCTACGACTCGCTGACCTCCTCTGCTCCTTTGTTTTACCTTCTTTACCTCTTAACTGAGGATTTTGTCCACCAGAATATGAAGTTACAGGTCTTCTACCAGTAGGTCCTTCTTCACCAGATTTTTGTCTTTGTCTTTGTGCTCCAGTAGAACCAAGTCCTCTCTTTTCTTCTTCTCTTGCCTCATCAACCATTTCACCTTCTGGTTCATAAGACATCTTAAGACCCATTGCCCTCAATTTGTTCTTTACAAGATTCACCTTTGTCTTCATAGAACGGGGATCTTCCTCTTCACCATTCTTTTTTTTCTTATCATCAGAACCACATTCCATTTCTTCCTTTACTTTTTCAGGAAGACCTTTGTGCTTGGTTTTGGCAAAATCACGAAGTTTTTTCTCACCCATCTTTGCCATTTGCTTAACTTCTTCACTTGCATCAGGCATTTCACCTCTCAAATAAGCAAGTGCCATTCCAGCAAGTTGCTGTTGATTTTGACTTACTGATTTTTCTTGAAGAGAATGAACTTTTTTAAGAAACTTAGAGTATCCATTTTCGACAATCAATTCACCCTCAAGTTCATTATGTGCCATTAGTCCAACACTTTTATCTTGGGTTGGGGCAATGGTTACTTTATTCTTAACTTTTCCCTTTTTATAATCAAGTTTTTGGGTGTTAGAATCTTCGGTTTCCGCTTCATGAATAAACTCTTCTTTACGAGTTGCAATTGCCGAACCAATTTTGTTACGACGATTCTTAAGGTAATCATCAGTCTTGTTTACCTTACCATCATTATTAATATCAGAATCTTCTTGACCTACAGGATCCAATCCTCTACCTGCAGCAACTCTTGCGGTCTGAGAACCTTTCTTTCTCTCACCCTCATAAGGTTCACCATATTCGGTCATCTCAACTGATTCAATATTTGGATTTGCACGAAGTTGATTAATTTTCTCACGGGTTGCCATTCTTACATAAGACCTTTTAGTATTCTTATCGGTTACTCTTACCTTATACTTTCTGTGCTCTGGTGTATCTAATTCTTCAAGATAGGTTAAATAAATTGATTCTGGTTCTTGTTCTGTTCCTTCTACAAAAACCTTAAAGAGTGCTTTGGCGACATTATCAGATGCCACATTCTTAAAGATTGGATTAAAATCTTCTGCTCTCATACCACCACCCTCTTTACCGAATAATCTTTGCTTGACAATATTTCTTTCTTGTCCACCCATGCTACTATTTTGCATGTATTCAGAATATGCCTGGCGAAGAGGAATATCTTCTCTTCTTGCTTTATAACGAATATCATATACTGCCTGCTTTGCTCTTTCCTCTGGAGTCTTTCCTTTATTTTTATCCCTATCAACAGGAGCAGCACCAGCGGCAGCAGGAGCAAATTTTCTTGCTGGCAGATCTTCGGCAATATGATTTTTCATATTAAGATTTTACTACTTTACTATTTTCTATACTTATTTATAAACTCCCTGATATTAGATACTTTATATCCCCGATAGGGTTTTGCTCCGTACTGTAGATTTGACCCATCTCCTTGAGGTGTCATGTCCGCAACATACTTATAGAATCCAGAAGTTCCAACTAAAGTATTTGGTTTTCCGGGTTCTCTCATCTTACTATCCATTTTAACTTCGGTATATTTTTTGGTTTCCATCACATCCGTAATCCAGGACTTAAACATCATATTAGATTCAGTTACATAAATTAAATAGTTAGTTCCACGACGAATAATTCTTCCAACAATTCCAGTATTTAAATTTTCAACCAGTTGTCCGATTTGAAAGATTTTTTCGGAAACATAATTCTCACGAAGAGTCTGGTAATCAAACTTGGGTGCAATTTCCCAGAGACTCCAGTTCTCATTAATACCCATTGTCGCTTGCATATCAGCAAACATTTGTTTAGCAGTTTTTCTATCAACAAGAGGAACAATTTGTGTTGCGGGAATCATCTCACCAGTTTGTGGATCTTCTTGCATTATTTGCTCACCAGTTTCTGGATCAATAATTGGTTCTTCTGTATAAAGATGATTATAATAAGTTTTGAAATCATTCTCCGCAACAGCAAGTCTCATTCGGGAAGAAGATATTCCTTCAACACTTTTTGAATCTGGATCCTCATCTCCCGCCGATATTACCTCAATAGTATCAAAAGCATACAGTTGTCCATTATAATTATTAGAAAGTTTCTCAAACTCTTTTACACGGTCAGAACCACCCACGATTCTAACATTCGTATATCCATCATTGTGTGCCTTTTTAAGAACATCAAAAATAGTAATATTTGCAGGATCGTTCACTATTCTTTCACTATGAGCAGGAAACAACCGCCTCATCATAGAAATTTTCGTATCAGGATCTAATGGATTCTTTTTCTTATCCTGACTACGAGAAGGTACAATAATATAGTCACTACCTTCTTGTTCTGCCGATGCTGCAGCAGTGTCCATTAACTGCAAATGACCCGAATGTGGTGGATTAAAACGACCAAAAGCAACCGTAAGAGTTCCTTTGGTCTTAGGAACTGGTGGAGGAGTTGCTATTGGTTCTTGTAGTTCTTGTGATACTGGTTGCTGCTCAGTTGCTGGTTCAGGTTCTAGTTGAGGTTGGGGTTGAGGTTGTTGGGCATTAGGATCATTATAACTTGGAGAAGGAACATTCTTTTCATGTTCTGTTTGATTAGGATCCTTTCCGGGAATTCTCTGTCTCTTATTGTAAAATTTTAACTTTCCACCTTCGGTTTTAGCAACAAACTCTCCGGTTGCTCTATCATACCAACCACCGTGATTATCACCTTGCAATCCAAGTCGTTTAGCTTGGTCTGCTGATGCGGTTGCTTCCGATATGAATTGGTGAAAACTTTTCATTACTTACTTAATTTTTTCTTGCGAATATTCAACATTATTGTATCTTTATTATCAATAATGTAGTTAAGACCATTTTTTCTAATCTTAATATATTTATTCTTTAATACTTCAGACTTATTTGATTTTATTTCCTTATCAAGAGTAAAATAAAAATACTTGATAAAATCATTTAGTACATCTTTTGGTAATGATTTTTTAGTGGTGAAAATATTAATAATAGCATTAAGAAACTCTTGGAGGTCTTTCATTTATACAAATTGTATTTTTTCAATATTTATTATATTGAAAAGGGGGAGTAATTATTACTCCCCCAATCAGATTACTATAGTATACTATTTAGATATCACCATCAACACGATTTTCACTGCGGAATACATCAAAAGTTCCTTCAGGGTAACGAGCACTCAGTTTCTCATAGTTCATTTGGAGTACTTCTTCAAAAGTGGTATCTAGTGCCATACATGCTTGAGCAACATACCAACAAATATCACCCAATTCACGCTTTAGGTGAAAAGCATTATCTTCGTTGTAAGGTTTACCCTGCAAGAAGATTTTTTTAATAACTTCAGTGAACTCTCCTGCTTCTGCACTAATACCAAAAGCAGCAGTCATAAGACGAGGAACATCAGCATCAGCGGATGTCTCAAGTTCAGTTAGTCGCGCAAGAAGTTCCGCAAAGTCACTACTTGCGGGACTTGTGGTTTGACGAACGAACTCAATATATTTGTTTGTATCGATAACTTGGGTCATATTAGAATTTAAATCCCTCAAATGATTTTTTAGGTTTTCTTTCTTCGTCATTATACTCCTTTTCTTTACCAGAGTCAAGTATGTCATTTTGTGCTGACTGTTCTACATCATAAAGTCTCATTTTTGCTCTGTCGATACCAACCACAAATCTTTTATTCATAGTTGGATCATTATACCTATTCTTAAGTTGTTTAACCATAATTTGTCCAAGATCTTCAAGTTCCTCAGTGCTAATAAGAGCAAACATAAGGTCGGCAGTAGCAGGAAGTCCGAACGACTCACTCGTATCAGTTATTTCTACATCAGAAGATGCAAATCCACTTCTAGTAGTCTGTGTCGCACTACAAATTGGAACATTAAACTCAACTGCCAAACCACGAAGTTCTTCTGCGATTGACTTAATGAGGGTATAGGAGTTAATATTACTTCCCCCTTTAAATCTTGATGAAGAACAAATATTGAGATAATCGATAAAGATAATATCCGGTCTGAATGACTTTTTAAGTGCAAGTTCGTTTAGAAGTGCTTTAAAATGTCCAGAGTGTGCAGAAGCAGTTGGATACTCTTTGATAATTAAGGTTCCTTGGGTTTTCTTGGAAATACCATTCACCTTAGTTTCAAACATTTGACGAGGAAGATCTGCTAGTTGTTGAATAGGAACATTTAAGAGATTTGCATCAATTCGTTCTGCAATTTTTTCCTCTGCCATTTCTAGAGTAATATACAAAACATTTTTACCCTGAAGAAGAACTGATGACGCAAAATGACACATAAACAAACTTTTGCCTGTTCCGGTTCCAGCTAAACAAATATTAAGAGTTTTGTTTGGGAGTCCACCCTTTGTAATTTTGTTGAAGAATTCCAAATCGAAAGGAATTTTATCCTCCTTCCTATGATAATACTCATATCGTTCCTCATAATTCTGAAGATAATCGTGACCTATATTATTATCAAAAGATACCGATAAAGCATCCGAAAGAATACTGGGAATAGCATCTCTACCTTTTTTCTCATCTTTACCATCGGCAATATGAATAGATTCCATAAGTGCTAGGTAAATAGCACGGTCACGACACCACTTTTCTGTAGTATCAATTACCCACTGATTCTCTACTGGAGCATTGTGAAGTTTAGAGACCAAATCCGAAATATCTTTATTTTCAGATTCTGTTAAATCTCTGCGATTATCAATCTCAATTCCAAGTGCTTCAATAGTGATAGAAGAATTATACTTCGCAATGAATTGAACAGTTTCCTCAAATACAATTTTTTCTATTCTTTGCTCGAAATATTCTGGTTGAATAAATGGAACGACTTTTCGGGCATAATCTTCATTAAATATTAAGTTTCTAAGGATTGTAAGTTCAAGTCGTTCCATTATTTTAATTAAAGATTTCGTTTGTGATGCGGAACATCGAATACAAAAGTGATTCTAATGTTGTCGCCAATATTAACTGCCTTATGAGGTAGTTTATTATTGAACCAAAAGAGTGTTCCGGGTTCAATAATTGATGTTTCGTCCCCAACAGTATACTCGTATTTTCCCTGAATGGAAAGATGGTATCTATCTTTCGTAAGATAATAAGTTCCTTCATCAATATGAGAACCTACAATTTCACCAACCGGAAGTGCAAGAAATCCACAACGACGAAGTTTCTTAAAATACTTTCCCAAGTAATTAAGAATCTCCGTGTGCTTTTCATATGCAGGTGTTTTAATACATATTTCAGTATTCCCCACATATTGCCCTTCTTTTTCAACTCCACCCATTATGAGTTGTAGGACATCAACAGTAACGGTATATTCTGTGGGATCTAATTGTTCGGAGTCTTCAATATTTTTTTGAGATCCCCAGTCTTCAGGATGTTGCTTGAGTTGCTCTAGTATTTTAGATACATCAATTCCGGTTTTTATGATACGAATATTCTTCATGAACCATAACTAAACTCACCCTTAGCAATTACATCAAGTTTTTCCATTACTTCTGGGGTAAAATAAATTTCCGGTTCTTTTAGGATTTGTTTAGCATAAAGTTTCTTACCATCCATCTCATAGCGACCAGCAGTATTCTTCCACATTCCACCAAGTTCACCAAGTTCAAGAAGACCATAATAACGATCCAGACCTCGTTCATCATAATAGAGACGAATCTCAACATCTTGATTCTCTTTACTTAAACGGGACTTGAATGTTTTTGCTTTAATGATGTTTCCAATTACTTCAGTACCATCTTTTTCCTTTGACTTGGAAAGGTAGATGATTGTGGATGCGGAATATTGCAATCCACTTCCACCGCTCATTTGCTTACCACCATAAAGACTCATACTTTCGTAGGTGTGATTGGTCACCAGCATTGGAATCTTTGCCTGACCCAACTTAAGAGTCAACATTCTGAAAGCACCCTTAATTAATTGTGCCTTCGTCATATCCCGCGTATCTTTTTCCGCAAGAGCATCGTTAATTTCCTTATTTGTAGAAAGCATTCCCAAAGAATCTAGGACAAACATACAAGGTTTTCTTTCATCCTCTTTTGCTTTTAGGTAAATATCTACTGCCTTAAGTGCTTTGGTGCGAAATTCTTCCACTGTGACTACATTAACCACAACAAGTCTTGATGTATCAATTCCACGACTTTCCAGAAGAGACTTTGTAATTGCTGCCTCAGTATCAAAATACAGACAATATCCAGTAGGGTTATTATCAAGAAAGTTTTTAACAACGGCAAGAGAGAAGAAAGTCTTACCAGTAGAAGTTTCGCCTGCGATTGCAGTAATCTTATTCCCAGATACACCACCAAATATGCTACCGGATACAAGAGCATTAAAAATGTACGAACCCGTGTCCACATAAGTTTCAGTTTCATCAATATCTGCAGCAAGTTGGGTATACTCGCCTCCTATTTCTTTTACAATGTCCTTAAGAAAATCCATAGTTATTTTCCATCCTTTGAGTATTTAAGATTAATTCGATAAGACCATAATTTATTATAGAGTGCCGGGTGTTTATTCTTTAACATCTCAATAATAAGGTCAAGTTCGTTTTCCGTAATTGGTAGATTCATTTTATCATCAAATGAAGAAAGAATCAAGTGTTGTTACTTCTTCTGATTTCCAATCAATAGCATTTAATATGATCTTTAGGGGTTCTAAAAATCCTTTATCAAACTGCGTATCATAATCAACATATTGATTTAGTCCAAGTTCTTTAGGGAAATCTTGAATAAAGGAAATTACATTTTCACGAATATGATTGGGTGTTTTTAAGTAGCAGAATTTTATTTTTTCACCGTTCTGAATGAGTGAATATTTTTTATCCAGTTTTTTCTCCTTAATGTAGTGATTGAATAAAAGTGCTCCTCTAACATGAATGGGAGTTCCTTTACTATAGATATTGGAAGAACATCTATTTTTGAGAACATCGGAAACGGAGCGAGGAAATGATACTTCTTCTGGAGAAAGTTTATGAAAATCATTCCTACACTTATCGATAAACTTGATTACATCATTCTCAGTCCCACTCATCATAAGACCCAAAACTTCCTTAAACATTTTACGACACGGTGCCGGAGTTGAGGATTTGATTGCCTCAATACCCATCATCTTAAGTTTCGGTTCCTCATACCGCACTCCCTCATTATCCCAAACATTGAGAATATATCGTTTTTTAGCAGTCCAGATTCCACGGTCGGCAATACACTCCCGCTTCATATACATTTTCTGTGCGTATGCGTTTAAGTATTCCGCCAGTTCTTCATAGCAACTTTCAATATACTTTTCAAGTTCCACTTTACAGACCTTATCAAGGAACGAAACAATGCCTTCATTAGTTTTCTCTCTTCCCGTGTATACCTTTTCAACCAGAGGACCCACATGAAGATAAACAGAGTCGGTATCAGAAGCAATAACATAATCTACATCATCCGTTTTTAATATATTATTAAGATATTGATTTATTCTATTCTCAATCCACCGAATAGCAACTTGCCCAGAAAGTGTGATTGCCTCAGCGTTCTCAAGTTTATAATAGCGAAAGTATTGATTTCCAATACTTCCGTAGGCAGAGTTGAGTTGAATCTTTCTTGCCATCTGAATATTGTTACATCTAGCAATCTCCTTTTCAAGATCCTTGGTAGGTGTTTTTTCGTACTGCTGCTTTGCCGCAAGCATTTTCTTTTTATAAATCGAGCGTTCCTTAAATATCTTCTCCATTAGTTCAGGAAGAAATCCACGAACATCTTTACGAAACATTGCTCCATTAGCGCAGACGGAATAATCCTTATACATCTCAAAGTTTAGAGACTGATTGAGGATTTTATCCACTGAAACATTAGGGCACTTTTCATCAAGTAGAGTTTCTGGAGATATGTTGAACTCCATAATGAGAGAAGGGTACAGAGAGGTTAAGTCAAAACTCACCACCCAGTCATAAACACCAGGAACAGGTTCTTTTACATAAGCACCCGCATACTTTTCACTCTTTTCAGATTTTGTTTTGGGTGGAATAACAATGTTTTGCTTCTTAAGATAGTTATAGATGATACTATCCCACATTGCTACTTGAGAAAATACATCATTATAGTTAACCTTAGCATCATACGCCATTGTAAGCGCCAACTCAATCAGTTTCATCTTGTCTTCCATACGGTCAACAAGTTCTACGTCAATGATGTTATATTTACAAAACTTATCCCAACCTTTGGTGTAAAACTCCTTAAAAGTATCAAACTCGGAGTGGTCTAACTTTTTCTGCCCTAACTCCACTTCGGCAATGTAATCCAGTCGATAAGATTCCTGTGCCTTATAAGTAAACTTCTTATATAAGTCCAAGTAGTCCAATTGCGATATTCCACCAATATCATAGTGAATTTGCTCTCTTCCTTTGATGACGGTTTTTCTCTCGGTAATCAATCCCCAAGGAGAAATACGCTTCATCAATTTTTCACCCAATACCCTATCAAGACGACGGACTAGATATGGAATATCATACATCGCACTATTCCAACCAGTAATGACTTCTGGAATATTATCCTCAGACATCCACCAGTTGATAAAGTTACTCAGCAAATCATATTCTGAAGTGAATGACTTATAAATTACATTTTTTTGAGTATTATTGTATTCACCCAATCCCCAAGTGCGGATTTTCTTGGTATTATAATCCTGAAGAGTAATCAAAAGGATTTCTTCTGCAGCAGACTCCACATCAGGGAATCCGTTTTCAGAAGCAACCTCAATATCGATAGTTGTTAGTTTAATCTTACTAATATCAAACTTGACTTCATCTTCTGGATACATATCAGAAATATACTGATAGATGAATCGTTCGTTTCCGTAAATCTTAAAGTTCTCTACTCCATCATATTTTTGGATAAAATCACGACACTCACGAACTGTTCCCGGTTGAATATCCTTAACATATTCACCATCCAGAGTTTTATATTCTGTTTTTTTATTTGATTTCACAAAAAAAGTTGGATAAAACTTTTCGCGGGTCATAAAATGTTTACCATTCTCATAACCTCTCACCAAAAAGTTATCTCCAACCATCTGGACATTAGTGTAAAAGCGATAAGACATTAGGTAGTTAGTTCAAGATACTTTTTAATAATTTCTGGGGTTGGTTCGGCAATTGTAAGAATACTATCAGAATGAATCATCAGTTCAGTCTGATTCGTAATCTCAGGCCAGGGTCTCATATCATCTACACTAAAAAACTGATATGGATTAATTAGTTTACAATCGGGTTCACCAAGTTCGGATCCAATCTCAACGATTTCGGTAATTAATATAGTATCAACCTTCAAGAGAAGACACTTCACATTCCGTTCCATTTACTTTTTCCTCATACATTTGTTTAATAGATTTAACTGGTTCGACAATAGTTACAACCCAATCAGGACGAACTGGAATCTCATTATCACTTGTAAAAAGAATCCAAGAAGAAAATGTTACACTGACCATACCATCTTCGGGTTCTACTGATTCTTCAGTCAGAAAAATTGAATTACTGACTTGCATTTTATGTGGATTCGTGAACAAATACCCACACACCTTATCGTCAGAAATCAACTCCTTAATATCAGCAATTACAGATTCTCCGGATTTTAATAGGGCAATTTTTACAGACATTTTTAGTTTTCCTCTCAATTCATTATAGCAAAAAAATGGGGAGGTGTCAACTGGATTTTGCCAGTTGCCTCCCTGCGCCGACGATATTCAGTACTATTTAGTCTCCACCAGAATCACCAGAAGACCCTCCGGAACCACTATCAGTATTCAAAGCACAAACTTTCTTTTTTGGTGCCATAGCATATTTTACGGTTCTTCCATAACAATTTTCTTTGGTTGATAGAGGGGGATTTCCAAAATCTCCAACCTTTTCTATAAATTGCTGAAAAGTTTTCATCACCTAATTAACTTTTTCTTTATTTAGAGGTAGTCTTTGCGAGAATGATGTTCTGGAACGATTTTACCTAGTCGAATGGTAAGTAGTCCATCTTCAAAGGTGACTTCTCGGACTTCTGTGTCGTCTGATAAAGTCCATGCTCTCTTGAAACTTCGTTGAGCCAAACCCTTGTGGATAAACGTCCTATCCGATTCTGTATCTGATTTTTGCCCCTCGACAAAAAGTTTTCCATACTCGGTGAAGACATTTACTTCCTCTTTCTTAAATCCTGCGAGTGCAATCTCAAGATGAGATTCGACATTATTTATTTGAATCAGATTATATGGCGGATAGTTTGTTGTAGTTTCGTGAAGATTGAATAGGCGATCAAAATATTCATCCATTCCAATACTGTTTCGTGTGATCTTATCCAATAGAGTAGGAAGATCCGCAGCAGTATACCTTGTGAGGTTAGTCATTATTGTAGCTCCTTTTTTTAAGCGAGTTTGTATTTTGTGGACCCTTTCGGCATCCTTATTATATATCAGTACATAATAAAAAAAGGGAGTGTTGAACTCCCTACTTTATCATTCGGTTTCTTCAACCCTTTTCTTTTTGGATCCAATATTATACTTGGTCTCAAGAATCCAATCTGCCTTCTCCTTATGCGGAAGAACTTTGATTTGATTTAGAGGGGCAATGTCCTGAACCTTGCTAATATCAACTACTTCAACCAATCCCCAATCGGCAATTAACTGAATGATTCGATTACGACGCTGAATATCGTTTACAGTTAAATTTGCGTGTTTACCATCCAAGGCGAAAAGTTCCTTGAAGTGTGTAATAAAATAATGACCTTGCTTATGAAGAATATGGCAAGACTGATAAAGTTTCTTTTCCTTCCGAGAAGCAACACCAATCCTGGTTAGTGTTTCTCGCACTTTTAAAAAGTCATCTGGTTCATTAAGAATGACTTCTATCATCATATCAGGCGACCATTGTACAGTGGGTTCTTGAACGACACTCATTTTGTTCCTCCAGTTTCAAATTTCGATTTAATAAATGTTAGTTGTTCTTTTGTTAGAATCCTCAAAGCCTGCTGTGCCTTTTCATTACTATAACCATAATAACGCTTGACAATATCAAGATCTTTGATTGTATCTTTACGAAGCCAAGGAGAATATCTCTTCCTAACTCTCAGAATATTTATAAGAAAGTCATATTGCATTTTTTTGGGAAGAAAATGATACTGATTCAGTTCGTTCACAAACATAATACAGTCAATCTCTGCCGAAAGACACTTATTAATAATGTATGGAGAATATTCCTTCTCAGTTGAAGGGTCTTCATCAATTAGGTTCTTTTTTGTTTGATTGATTGAGTTTAACCAGTCTTTTAGTTCCATATTATCTAATAATTTGCAAGTTAGAATCTGCTGTCCATAGTTCAAGTTCCGTTCTTAATTTGTTGTCTTGCAGCAACTTTTCATGCCTTCGAGTTGCCTTGACTTTCCACCACTCGATAACCTCTTCAGGTTCATATCCAAACTTTGAAATGTAATATCTTTTCTTCTCAGTCAAAGTTTTAGCGTGATCAATAGATTGCTTAAATTCATTTAACTTTGAATCATCACGAAGAGACTTCATAATAATTGAAATCATCTTAGTTTGAATCTTCAATTTCTTTGAAGACTTATCTGCGGAAATCAATCTCTCACCATCGTTTGCATTATTATTAAACCACCAAAACATTTCACGAAAATAGTCATCATGAAATAAGGGAAGAAAATTACTTTCAGTATCTCCTATGTGCCGAATATAAGGTTTAAGACCATCATACATGGATACTCCTTTTGTTGTACCGTATAATGAAGTTGTTTCAAAGTATTGAAGATCAGTTCCATACTTTGCATTAAACTGTCGTTTGAGTTCATTAGATGATGCCAATAATGCAAGTAGTTTTCCGCCAAGATAATTATATCCAAAAGGTTGAACTGGGACAATATTAAATCCCATTACAAACTCATGATTAATTTTAGATAAAGGTAGCACCTCTCCAAAATAATCATTTCTTGGTTTTGAATTGATCGTGGGAGATCCAAACCTAATCACACCAACAACTTTATTGGTAGTATCTTCAGTTACAATCCACTTAATTGTTCTTCCTGGAATTGCTTCTTCAATTGCATTAGAAGCAGTCATATTTAAAATTTCAGAATACAATTCTTGATTGTATTTTGATTTTGGTTTAGAACTAGTATCAACCTCATGAATAGTAAATGACATATCATTTGGTTCAACTGAAAAGTCGGAAAATATTTCCTCCTCAGGACCAAATAATTTTCCAGAAGAATTTTGAATTCTACTTTGTTTTACAAATCGCATGTAATCATCAATGCGATTAAATTTAGAATAATATTCTATAAATTGATCTGCTGCCCAAATAGCATCACTTTCAGATAATAAACTCATACAACTAAAAATTGAGTTTCATACTCAAGAAGTTCCTTTGGAGTTTCAATGTAGTTACTGACAGGTTTCATATCCTTCTCATACCATTTAGTACCATTCATTTTCTCTACCAATTGTATGTTTAAATGTTGATACTTTTTATCAGTATGTGCATAAATTTTAAAGTCATTATCCCTATTAGAAGTTAAAAATGATAGACTTCTATTTTGTTCTGGTGTAATGATAATCGTAGTACATGCCATAATGAACAATTTTTTATATAGATCATAGTCATTCAAATACTTATCTGAATTGTCCATGATCATTCTACCAATAAACTGTGGAGAATAGCAGTGGTCTTTACATAGAGCCCACTCAGGTTCAAGTTTCTTTTTTTCAACTGCTTCAACACTAATTAATCCCGAAGGAACTGAAAGTGAATGTACGGTGTTATAAAATGAATGCGTGACTGCTCTGACAGTATCTTTACATCCTCTATGGGCAAACCATTCATGTACATTTGCTTTCAAATTATTAAAGGCAATCCTACAGTAGGTTTCAACTCTATACTTTTGCTTGGATTGTAGTTTTTGAAAATTAGAGTTCATAATCAGGTTTGTTATACTTTAAGTATTCAAAAAAAGTAAGTTTCATTTCCTTCTGCGTCATGCCACAGTGCTTGGCGGCAGCAGGAAGAGTCATTTTAGCACGAAACAGTGCTTCATTTGCTTCTTTCACATTTGCAGGAGTTGTCTTTACTGGCACTTCATATAAGGATGCCTTATTGATTTTATATGGGTTCATTTGAAACTACACTCGCACATAATTTCAGTCAAACAAGCAAGAAGATTAATCTCTTGGTCGGCAACAAAAGCAGATTGATACTGATACTTAGCAATAACAAGAACGGCGGCGGCAATAGAAGGTCCGTCAAGAACATCGTACAAAGAGTCATAGATACGACGCAAAATGATATTGATGTCATTATCCAAATTGGAAACAACCCACTTACGAACTTCGGGGAAGTTCTTTTCCTTTAGATGCTTGTTAAGTTCATTTACAGAGATATCTGAGAAAGATGCAAGAATTCCAGAGTCTATTTCTCCACTAACTGAATATCTTTGACATTCATTGGTAACCCTTCTAAAGTCTGGAAAATGCTTGTTTATCAGTTCCGCAAGGACCTTCGGATCATATCGGACGCTCTCCGCATCCAAGATGTTCTGTAGACGCTTGAAGAAGGATCCTGCCAACTTGGTCTTTTCTTTTCCTTTGATTGTGAAATCGATGACGGCACATCGGGAATGGAGGGGTTCGATGATTTTGTTCTTGTAGTTGCAGGTAAAGATGAATCGGCAATTACCAGCAAATTCCTCAATAAACGCCCGTAAGAGGAGTTGAACATCGTTGCTCGTGTTATCTGCTTCATCAATAATGATGACTTTGTGTTTAGCATCTGACGAAAGTGAGACGGTCGAAGCGAAGTTTTTCGCATTGTTTCGGACAGTATCGAGGAATCTACCTTCGTCGGATCCGTTGATGACATAACAATCTACTCCCAATTCATTACATAATGCCTTTGCCACGGTGGTTTTTCCTACACCAGCAGGACCACAAAGAAGCAAGTTAGGCAGTTCGCCACTATTTAGAAAATCCTGAAAGGTCTTTTTAGTCTGTTCAGGAAGAATACAATCTTCAATTGTTTTTGGGCGGTGTCGTTCACACCACAGAAAATCACTCATAATAAATCAAATCCACGAAGGTCGTCTTTGGGGCATACGGAGATAGTTATCCGCAACCCAGGGTTTTGAGGCAATATACCTCTTATAAGCAGTGAATGTATCAATACTATCATCATACTTCCATTCATCGGGCATAGCACGAACAAATGGAGTCACTTCAGTAATCTTACCTTTAGGGAAAAGATAGTAGGCAGTTACAAGGGTATTGTAGCACGAATGAGTTTTTCCATAACGAACAGAATACTCATCACAGAGGTTCATACCCCACTTGATTAACCAATAGGCATTATCAATTGATTCTGCTGCCCACCTGGTGCAGGGATGATTACGGAACGCACCTTTTTCAGTCGAATATGGACTTCCATCTTTTTTGGGAAGAGTCCCGTAACCGTGACCCCATTTCTCAGATGCTACGATAGAAAGCATCTGACAACATTCGAGTGCCATTTTTGTTATGTGACGGTCAGGAAGTACGATTGCGGACTCTGACGGAAATGGAGAAGTGACGAATATATTCATCAGAAGCAGTATTTTTGAACTACATATTTTACCTTATCAGGTTTATCTTCCATCCAAAATGCTTCATGCTCTAAGTGTCGAACACTTTCTCCAGCGATAGAAACAGCATTTTTAATATCATTTTTTCTATTGTTCGAGATAGGCATGTCCGACAAAGAAATTCCAAATGATTTTAAATGTCCATTTTTACATACTTGTGCAACATGAACAGATTCGTGATAAAGAGTTTCATTTATATAATGTGTAGGATCTGGTCCAGATTTAATTCGGTCAGTGCAAAGTGTCATAGTTTTGGTACTTGACTGATACCATCCATAAATGTCATGCTTCCTACAAATAGGAGTGTTTTCAACCACTAGAACTTTCTTAGATATCATATTGTAAATATCAAGTCCTTCTGTGGAAAGATAAAGTAAAAATTGCATTATTCAAATGTAGAATCAGGTTCTAGTGCAATCCAGTAAGAGAGATTATGCTTAGTGTTAGTAAATTGTGATAGGAGTTTCCGCGACACAACCACATCATAGGCGCCAGAGATAATCTTACTAATGTTCTCAACCTTGAAGTTAAAAGTAAATTGTTCACTAGTTTCGCCAACAACGATAGAGTATTCATTGGAAGTGTCATTCTTCTTGTCACGGACTACCAGACGAATTGCACCAGCATCGCCAATTGCAGAAATATCAGGAAGTTGATAAACTGATGCCGCCTTCACCAATTTTTCCAGAGAACCAGTTTCCAACTGAAAGCATACATCCTCAGAAGGAAGTTTAATTTCTTTTTCTGGAGGAGAAATAATCACATTCGGGTCGGCATAGAAATACTTAACCCGCCGTTTACCTTCACGAATAGTAATATAGGAATCCTCAGCAAAATCAAGGTCAGGGTCTTGATGAAGACTCAAACCATTTAAGAACTGGTTAAGGTCATAAATTGCAAAATCACGAGGGAACTCCTCGGTGATTTCTGCTTCCGCCAAAATGTTCTTGGCAATAGAGATTGTACGGAGTTTATTGCCTTGCTTGACAAGGATGGACTGATTAATACCAGCAAAGTTCTTGAGAAGAGTCAAGGTATTATCAGAGAGTTTCATAGTGTTTTGTTTCAATTTCATAATAATCAACGGGAGAATTCAGATAGTCCATTATCTTTGCGAGTGTAATGCCCGTCAAAGTGAAGTAGTAGCATAGCATAATGAATGACTTTCATCAAATCACGCTTATTGCGTCCATCCTTGTCACCATAACGAGAACCGTATTTAAGGATGTTTGCCTGACAGAATCCTGCTGCCAATTTCTTTGCTGCCATCAAATCAATGGTTTGAATGTCAGCATAACCATCACTATCACCGCAATAATGTCCGTGATAGGTGCTAGTCACATAATCCTCAACATCTTTGAGAATTTTATCTTCGTTATATTTCCAAAGATGATTTGGTTTATCAGTCATAGTAATTTTATATTCAACTAGATTTTGTTCGTCCTCGGGTCCAAACATAAAGGGGGAAAGTCATAATTTACCTTCCCCAATTATATCAGAAAGGAACGTTAATGTCAATATCAGAACCCTTAGCACCCACAATGGTCGGTTCAGCAGTCTCTGAAGGCATTACAAAATCAGCATCAACCTTATCGTACAGTTCTAGGAAGGCAGTCTTGGTTTCATCATCAAAACGGTTGACACACACCTGAATCGCCTTTGCCTTATCGCCAAAGATGCTGTAAGCACGAATGATATGAACGAGACGGCGGGTGGAGATGATTTCTTCAATACCACCATCATAGAACGTTTTCCTAATGATATCGGCCCAATCAACCAATCGCTTGCAAAAATCACGGTCTTCCACACCAAGATCCAGAGCAACGCCTTCCAGGATCTTCTGCTCGGTAGCAGGAGCAGGATAGGATTGCTCAAAGGTCACGGGGAAACGCTCAAGGAATGCTTCATTGAGCACGTTGGTGCCAATGAACCTACCGTCATCAGAACCCTTACCTTTGGTGTTTGCGGTAGCAACTACAGTGAACCCAGAAGCTGGTTTCACATAACGACCAATTTTTTTGAGAAACACTCCCTTACCTTCCAGAACGGATTGAAGGCACAGAATCTTATTAGATGCAAGGTCAATCTCATCCAGCAGGAGTACAGCACCACGCTCAAGTGCTTCTACCACAGGACCATTGTGCCAGGCAGTTTCACCATTTACAAGACGGAAACCTCCAATCAGGTCATCCTCATCAGTCTCAATGGTAATGTTCACACGAATCATTTCACGCTTGAGTTGAGCACACGCTTGTTCCACCGAGAATGTTTTACCATTACCCGAAAGACCCGTAATGAACGCAGGGTAAAAAATATTGGACTGAATAATTTTTTTAATATCGTTAAAGTTACCAAACTTGACGAAGGTATCATCTTTTTCGGGAATAAGATTTTGTTCGGTGGGAGGAATCACGGCAGGTGCTTGGAAAGTGCGCTCAATCTCATCAACATGTTGTTGAGTCACTTCCAAATTCCAACGACCACGATCAGTTTTAAAAGGTTCAAGATAACGAGTCACGGTAGGATAAGAAATTCCTTTAGATGCACAATAACCACGAACATCACCAGCAGAAAATTCTGCGCCATACAGAGACTTGAGTTCGGAAATGAGTTGTTCGTTGTTCACAGAAGGTTTGCGAGACATGATGTAATTAGGTATGTTTCATTTGAACTCCCATATTATACACACAAAAAAGGGGCAGGTAAGTGCCCCTTGTGACGGTTTGGAAAGTGGATCGGATGGATCAGACAACCAACTCAATAAACTCTCCAAGAATTTTTTTATTCATTTTTTTACTTTTAAGACTCTTCGCAAAGGCAGATTTGATTTGTGCCTTTGTAGCATCATCGGCAACAGAAAATTCAGATTCCTGTGAAAGAGAATTTGCAGAAAGACCAAAATAAGAATGATATCCAGACTTCTTGATGGTAAATGCCTTCTCTTTTTTCCAAGAGTTCATTACCTTATCATATTCATCACCATAATATCCATAGTACCGGCGAATAAAATGTCCAGAATCACGAGACTCAAGAACACGAATACCAATAAAGTTGATATCAACAAACTTGTCCCGCAAATTGCGAAGAAGAATATCAGTGAATTCGTGATATTCACAATCACACGAATAAGTCATTCCAGTCTTACGATCACGAAGAAAGGCATTGGCACCAATATGAGAAGTTCCCAGATAAGGTTCCACCTCCCAATGACGCTTAACTTCACGATGATATTTGAGAAGACATCCTTCACCGTCAGTTAGAACAACACACTGAACCTTTTGAAGTTTGTTTTCTTTCTGGAATTTGGGCAGAATTTGATGCAAAGCAATCAGAGATTCGTTCAAAGGAGTTCCAGAAAGAGTCAGACCTGGAGGAGTGCTGTAATAGCACTGATTGTGATAAGCAAAAGAAACCGCAAGACGAAATACATTCAGCATTTGCTCTTCAAGCGTTTTGCCATTCACTTTACTGGTAAGAAGGTTCATCAAAGAAAACCATTCACCAACCTGAATAAGTCCATCTTTCTTTTTGTAAGAGAGTTGACGAAGTGTTGCTTTACCGTTCTCGTCATATTTCACCAAAGGATAATCAGTGGTAAAAGCATAAACTTCAAAAGGAATAGAAACCTTTTTGCAGAACCATAAAAGATTAAAAAGTTGTTTGATGGTATCTTCCATCACATTTGACATAGATCCAGACCAATCAAGAATAAACACCAATCCATGGTTCTTACCATCAGAAAGAGTAGTTACTTTCTTAAACAAATCTTCATTATATTTGTAGGTATGAAGTTTAGTGCAGTCCAAAACACCAGTACGTGCAGTAGAAGCACGAGCATAAGAGTCTGCTGCTTTACGACATTCAAACTCTTTCACCAGATAGTTGACTTCCTTTTGAGCAGAACGCTTAAACTCGGCAAACTTTTTATCAATTGCACCAAAAATATCAGCATACTTCCACCCCCGTTCCTCAAGATAATTATTCCAATATTGTTTGCAATTAGAATGAATTTCTTCATTTGGGACAATCACTTTATCCAAGTCAAGTTGAGGTAGTTCAAGATAGACATTCTCATATCCATCGTGATTGACAAGTTCTTTCAGTGCCTCTTCCAGAGACTCCATTGTCTTGACTTCAGGTTCTTCATCCTCTTCACCACCATCATTTGTGGGTTGCTGTTGAGGTTTCTGCTGAGAATTTTCCTCAGAAGAGGGAGCACCATCAGAAGATTCGGACTCAGGTTGGTCGTTTTCACCCTCCTGCTGATCAGAAAAATCAGAGGCAGGTTGCTGACTCGCACCACTATCCTGAGACTCCAGATTATCCATAGGAGTCTTAGTTTCTTCCTGTTGTTTTTGCTTACAATACTTATAGAGTGCCTCTGCAGCAATCAGAACATCAGCAAAAGTCTCAGTATCGGCAATCAGATTGATGATTTCAGTCTCTTCACCACGCTCAATCGGTACATCCACATAATTACCAATCTTGAACCAAAGGTTTGCACGATCGGCAAGATTATAAGTTTCTACATTATCATCTTTGATTTGAAAGAAGTCATCATCGGCAAGTTCCTTATAACCAGCGTAAAAACTTTTAGGAGAACCTGGATACTTCCTTTTACAAAGTTTTTCAATACGGGCGTCTTCTACAATATTTACAAATTGTGGGGGAACTTTAACATCTTTAGTCCAATCAAAATTAGGGGTCCAAAGTGCGTGACTAATTTCGTGGAGAACTAGCATTGTGTAGATATTATCACTTGCTTTTTCCCACATAGGAAGCGTAAGAACACGAGTGTGGACATTAAAACAAGCGGTCTCCACCTTCTTGTGCTCAACCACAAGGTCCTCTGTCGCTAGAAGACGGGCAAGAGACCCCTTAACTTCAAACTTAACGGTCATTGAGATTTGTGCGATATGCGAGTATCATACAAAAAAAGAGGGTGGTGAGACCCTCTAATGTGCCAGTTTAAAAAGTGGTCTCACTCTTTCCTAATTCAA